TCAGCAGTAGCTAATTGGGCACCAACAAATGCTTGCGTATCTGCCCTTACACCAAACTGTGTGGTAGGTGCTTTTACTCTTTGTCCAAGTTGGTCATATGTAGGTATCTTCGGCATATCTTATCCCATCAAAGTTGCAGTTTTAGCACCAGACTCAAGCAAATTAGCATAGGCTTGTGTTTTGATTGCAGATGCTCTTGATGCACCTTCTGCTCTAATCATAGCTGCTTGTGCAGTCTTTGCTTGTTCTTGTATACTGCTTGCATATCTTATAGCTATAGCATCCATCTCTGTGTTCATATATGTATCTCGCAACGCAAGCAGGTTGCTTCCTGTACCAACAACAACACCAGATTTAGCAGCAGCTCTCTTTGTGCTGAAATTAACTTATCTGAGCCTTCACGCAATCTTACTTGCTCATCTCTTGCAGAACGCTGTAATAATATTCGCTCATTCTCTGCTACCTTAGCATTATACTCGGCAGTCAATCTTGCTTGCTTGGCAGCAGCTTGACTCGCCTTAAATCCCATGATTGCACCAAGACCTGAAGCAGCAGCATATCCTCCATAGCCACCTCCTCCACCTCCACTAGAAGTAGAAGCCTGTGCATCATTTGCATACATACTGTTTGCCATTACGCCACCCTCGCAAAACGATAATAATCTGATCCATCAGGACCATACTTCTTCATTAAACCTTCATTTTCAAAACCCAACCACTCAACATATCTAATGGCTTGCTTGTCATTTGCATGAACGCTTGCCTGTATACGCTTTAAATCGTTGTCTTCTTGTACATGATCTAATAGCAAACTGGAATACTTAGCTGCTGATCTCGGCATATCGTAAGCATACTTGGACATCATAAACCAGGCTTCACCTACATTTTCCCACAATCCGTATACACCACCAATCATAAATACTCTACTTTCCTGCATTGCTGTGTACGCACTTAAACAACTTTCCTTCATCATAGCTGCTTTTGAGCTTTCTGGAAAATGAAAATTTGTTTCAATCAAATCCAAGTCTTTTTTTTCAAACTTCTTAAATTTAAGCATCAAACGTATTAGACCTTCTCATAATCGCTAATATTGTCATTGGCAATGGCTGTGTTTGCCTTATAACAATCTTTGCATCATTATCATAGCCTGATGGAAAAGATATTTCTTTATCCCCAGTAAATAAAGGAACAGCTTGATCCATAGCCATACTACTATCTCTAAATGGCAATCTGTCAAGATTATCCGTATCAGGACCTAGCTCTGCACCAACAGTCTGAAAGAATCTAGCTGTCACACCATGTATCCTCTTTATTTTACCTTGTGCAACACCATCTTCTGCACCTGCTTCCATACGCAATGTTTCTAGCAATGATGTGTATCCATAGCCAACATGAACCTTAGATGCACTCCTGTCTAATGTAATTGTACCATTGCTGACTGTTTTATCAGCGTGTGCAGCACCATCTGCTAAAATAGTTACTGTTTCACCCTCAAGATGATTCAGGCTTGTAATGGTCGTTGTAGCCGATCCATCATATGTCAAGCCACTATCAACAAAGAAAGCATCTTCTACATCATCATTAAAATATAATGACTTAAGATATACAATGTGTCTTACAGTCGAGCCATCTATTGTTCTTTTGACACTAAGATAAACTTGGTCTTCTGCACCACTAGGTATAGCTGTAATACTCTCTACTATACCACTGCCACCTAAACTATGCTCATGCCAACCCACTGTAGCGTTTGCTCTATCATATGTTAGACCTATTAACCTTCCATCAGTGTGTACAAACCATAACAGTAATTCTGGCTCTTGCTGCCATACCATGTCAGTCAAGCCACCTCTAGCTAAATGATCTGCAAGAACAGTCAAATCAACACCTAATAATCCATCTGTGTCTAAATCAAAGGTTATCTCTTTTACTTTTTCTGCACCCTTTTGTATAAGTATTGTACTGTTACCAGCTCTCAGTGGTCTTACAGTTCCTGTACCAAAAGTTGTTTCTCGTAATACGTTAACATTCGTAGGTGTCACTGGTTCTGATCCTGCACCACCTGATAAGGTAAACTCAGCACTTGTAGTCAATAACTGTAGGAATCTAGCTGGTAATAGATGCTTTATCACGTTAACTTGATCTGATGCTATGGTAACATTTATTCCATCATCATCATTTGTACCAGGTGTATGATTCTCAAAGTCAGCAGATACACTGCCAAATATTGTTTGTGGCTGACCTTCAGTACCTGCAAAATACAACCTTTCCTCATAAAACGCTATAGCTCTAGGAAATCCTTGGTCACCACCAAATGCTCCTAATGACCATAACTTAGTGGCATTTCCTGAACCAACAACATGATCTGGCAAAACACCTGTGGCATTTTTAACTGTAGCCGTTACTTCAGTTGCACTTGTAAATGCAGTGATCTCTAAGTACCCAGTACCATCATGCTTATATTCCCAATCTAACGCACCATATGTTTCAGTACCTTCTAAATGTACTGGTGGTGTATTACCTGATGTTTGCGTGCTACCTGTTACCTGCTCATATACATGACCATTATAACGAACTGTAACACCATCTGCATAACTCGTAGATGCTGCCCATTCGTCATGGTGTATCTCTAATATCTCACGAAACCTAACCAATCTTCCCACATCAGAACTTGCAAATAAACTAGCAGAAGCTGTAAGCGTTACGGAACCTGTGTCTGCTGAAGCGTATAATGTTGTCGCTGTAATGTTTTCATCTAACCAAGGACCATCAACAAAGTCTATGTCTGCTAAAGTAAAACTAGTTGCTGTAGTTCTTGTTAGCTTCGCAGGTGCATGGTCTTTATGTGCAAGAAACAATACATCTGCTGATTGTGCATAGTTAATCTCAAATATATCAGTTACGCTGTAAGTCGTTGTAACTTCTACTATTTTTCCTACAGTGCCACCACTTGTATAGGTAGTAAATGCAGAACTATTTATACCTGACAACTGAAATGTATTTGTTGTAGCTCCTGCAACAGTAAACTCTTTATTATTTACCTCTGTCATCCCACCAACACTAGCAATAAACACTCTGTCTCCATTGCTTAGTCCATGTGATGCAGCCGTTACAACTGCTGGGTTTGCTTTTGTGATTGCTGTGATATTTGTTGTTGCTTCTGTAAGTATCCCACCATCTTTGAAGAACCTTACATAGTTTGCACCAAACTCTAGTACATATGCCTGTTCGTCAGAAAATTCAAAGTTAATTAATCTTACTTTGCCACCATCTTTACTACTACCTGCATAGTATGTACCTGGTCTTCTTGTTGTACCTCCCTGTGGAAATACAATCATATTGCTTAAGTCTTTTACGGCTTCATTATATTTTTGTAAATCAATACGACCTTCTAATCGTGGCGATATCTCACCTGCTCTGAAGTTGGTGATGATAGACGATACTCTAGCCATATTAGAACCTTGCGTTTGTGTAAGTATCTGCCTGTAGTTGTTCTGGATAACCCTCTAGTGCATCCATGCTTCTAGCTTCACTTAATCTTGCCTGATATAAAGAATACATTGACTGTGCCAAAGCGTTACTGCCTGTAATGGCGTAAGCTGTCTCTGATGCAAGTCTATGTGCAATCGTGCTACTTAACAAAGGATCGTATTGTTCTGTGTCTGTTACCCTAGCTAAATATATTATAGAACAAGTACCTTCGTTAGAAAGTATCTTTCTGCCTTCTATCTTATACATCACGTTGCTGTCATAAGCTGCAACATCATTGTTTACGTTTGAATTCCAAAAAGAAATAACCCTCAAGCAATAAGGATCTGTTGGTAATGTATATTGAAAAGTAAATCCAAATGCAGGTGCATCACTATCTCTTGCTAGTGTTGCCCTTGATATAGCTACATTCCAAGTATGTGACCTTAAAACGGCATCTCTTACTGTTTCAAATCTTCTATTACAAAGTCGTGCTTCTTTAGAGTTTTCCGTTAATGCAGTTATTGTAGCTGCACCAAGTAAATCCATAGCTTCGTTACAAATATCTACTACTGACGGCATATCAAACTCCTGAAAGTAAGGAGCAGATTAACTGCTCCTCACAATGGTTTTAGTTAACAACATACTCTATGATGAATGACATATCACCTGCTGTACCACCAGTTGCTGAAAAAGTTGCAGCTACATAGTAGTATCCACCAGGATCAGATGATGCACCACCATCTTCCCAAATCTGCTGACCAACAGTGTTGATATTAGCTTCTTCGGTTCTTACGTCAGTCATAGCACCTTCGTCTGCGACTAAAGTTGCATAAGCATCTTCGTCTACAACTGTACCATCTGATGTATATAGACCTACGTTAAATGTACATGAGCCACCTAAAGCATCTGAACCTATCTTTAATGATGTGATAGATGCGTTAGTTGGTATTGGTGCAAGCATAACAATATCATTGTCTGTACTATCACCAGCAGCTAATGCGATTGTACCTTGAGCTACACGCACAACGCCATGTAACTCGTGGGCATTACTTGCAACTTGAGGACTAGCTTCAAAGTTAGCTACAAGTGTTGAATTTTTTGTAGTCATTATTCACTCTCCCCTTAAGCTGATTCATCACAATCGATTTGTACTACTTTGTTTTCTTCCATTCTAGTAGCACCAATGCTCATGCAGTAGTAAACTTGAGTCGCATAACCTTTATCTGCTCTCTCATCTATTCTTGCAGAAACATCTTTTCCAACACCTAAAGCAATACCATCTTCTGCCCAAGCAAAACATGATCTGATATTAGATGCAATCGATAGTCTGTTTGTTACGATAAACTTGAAGCCTAGGAATGTATCCACATCACCTTGTACAAGTGCCTTGACTGTGTTGAAGTCAGAACTTGTTACTGATGTTGTGTTTAATAGAGCTTCAATCTGATTAGGACCAACAGCAATATATCTTGGTATTGATGGGTCAACGTCAGCTAAATCTAAAATCTTTTTAGCTTCGATTAACTTGGCAATAGACATATCGGCACTTCCATTTGCAATTTGATTTGCAGCTTGGAAAGATGTTGATGTTGAGCCTGTTTCGCCTGTAAAAGCTGTACCAAGTGCAGCAGAGATGATAACGTCATCCATTGCTCTTCCCATTGCAGCAGCAGCAGCTTGTGCATAAGAAGATGTAGGATCGATTAACATTCTAACCTTATCTTGGTCATCAATTAAATCGGCATACTCATAGTCAGCTAGACTCACTCTTCTTCTTGCGTGAGGTGTGTCCATCTGTGGTGTGTCGGCATGGCGAGTGGTACGCAACTGAGCAGTAGCAACGCCTACCTGGTCGAAAAAAGCATTTTTACCAGTAATATTCTCCACACGAACTGCATCTCTTAGACGGCTTCCCATCTGCTGAGATAGCATCTGCACGTTAGCAGAATACTGTTGGACAAATGCTGTAGTTACTTGTGATGACATTTAAGTCTCCTTCGTAAAAGTTACATTTGATTTAGTTTGCAGCGTGCTACCCTTTACGGACACTCCTAGTTTTTTGAGCCGACTTTAGGCTATCGTCTTTCCGATTGTCTTGAGGACTTGTTGCCAAGCTACCCTGCATAACCCATTCGTAATATATATCAGCAAGTTTCTCTGGATGCAACACATCTCTTTGTGTTCCATGCTCAACTGCAAGCCGTAAACATTCCAAACGGATATCTTGTTGTGGTGTTATTTCATTAGCCATGAATATATCCCATCAATTCTTGCATACGTTCAACAGCACGTTGTCTTCCTATAGGATCCTTTCTATTCCAATAGGCGTGTGTCTTGTCGTTCATAATTGCATCAACTTCTTGTTGTGCCATTTGTGGTGTGTAAGCTCTGTTTGAAGCGTTCTCAGATACAGTATCCTCGCTTGTTACAGTAGACTTAAACTCACCCATAGCAGCAAATGCTTTGATAAAAGCTGGATGATTGCCAATCATTGTGCCATCTTCCAACTTCATTTGCAGTAGGTCTGTTCCACCAAACTGCTCAACAACTTCTTTTGCAGCCGTTACCTTCTGCTCAAAAGCTTGACCCCATTCTTTTTGGAGTTCTGCTGCTGTAGCTTCAGCCTGCTGTTCTGCTTGCTGTTGTACAGATTCTGCACTTTGTGCAACTGAGCTTTTGTAATAATCTAATACACCTTGTGCTTGCTGTGGTGTAAGCCTTAGATTATGTGCAATATCTGCATATTGTTTAGCAATATCTTCAGTAATAACATTACCATCAACAGGCAGTTCATAGCCTTCTGGTGTCTCTGGTCTGCCTAATCTACTGTAAATGTTATCTAAATCTTCGTCTGTTGGATTCTTAGGCAACGGAACTTTATCACTGCCTATTAACCTTTGTGCGTTAACATAACTTCTAGCCAAGTTACCAACATCTTTGATTGGTGATAAACTTGGATGCTCCCTTAATTCTTCTGGTATCATTTCAATGAAACTGTTACCAGACCCACCTTGTGCAACCTCTGCTGGTGTTTCCAGCGTTGTAGGCTGTACTGGTTCGGCTACCTGTTCAGCAACTTGTTCTGACATATTTACTCCTCTTTCATCATGTTATAAATGTGTAGTATGACTGCCCTTTTACCTTCTTCAAAGGCTGTAGCATTGGCATCTCCTGCTACATAACTTGAAGCACGCCAGTTACAACGCAACTCCAAATCCTCCAATACCTTTTTCCCTGCATTATCCTTAAATGTATCCTGATACATAACCTTTAGCTGTGCTATCTGGTCATTCATTTGCACCCACCATTCTTACAGCCTGAGCAGCTTGACCAACTGTAGCAACATCTTCTTGCTCCATTTGTCTTTGCATCTGTTCTTCTTGCATCATTGCACGCTGTTCTCTTTCCTCATCAATAGATGATTGTGGTCGTAATACTTTCTTTGGAACACCTAATGCTTCTGTTAGATAGTTAACCAATCCATCAGGATCTATATGGTCACCAACAGGTAATGATTGTGATAGTGGCATCAATATTTCTAATGCTCTCATCACACCATTAACAGAGCTAGACTTCTGTGCCCTTGCAAGTGGTGATACATATTCAATATCTATATCTCTTCCCTGCAATATCTCTGGTGGTATTGCAAGCATATCAGCACGCAACATCAAAGCAAACGCCCTATCAATCAAAGGTCTTAGCATCTCATTCATTAACCTGCCAAGAACAGGACCTATAACTCTCATTCTTTCTTCTTGTCTTTGGATAACTTCTGTCGCTGTCATATTAGGTTGACTACCACTTAGAAGCTGGTCAACAAAGAAAGCAGAACGAATAGCCATCCTTCTTTGCTCTTCCATGTTTAATCCAATAGGTATATTTGCACCAGTTTGTAATGGTGTAATGGTATCCCTCGAACCTGATCTGTAAAAGTTGAGACCCCCAGGCTGGGTTCGTATAGGGAGTAGGAACCCATCATCAGGCACAAGTAGTGGAGGATCTATCATTTTTTGTGCTGCTTGTATGATTGTTTTAGACATAAGATTTATCATCTTGACATCTGGCAACGCAACCATTGCTGGAGATCTCCCCATCACTTCTCCAGTTGCCTTCAAGAAGCGTGGTACAACGTAAGGCAGTTCCTGGAAACCACTCTCTGCCAATATCATCTTTGTCTCCATGCAAATATACATAGAAGCAAACGGCATATTTTTATTATCTTGCTTTGTCGGATCCCTGTCTTTTCTTGGCATCACAACATGAAGTATCTCTACATTCTCATCTGGCTTCTTCTCAAATGTTCTAGCAATAAATGCACCAACATTATCAATACCAAATCTTTGTACAGCTTGCCTTGCAGGTATCTCATACTTTCTAAATACAGTATCAACGATACCATACTGATCTTCTGTTACATAAAACTCAGATATATGTCTTGTGCTAAAACGTAATGTCTTATCATCCATCTCCACAAACATACAGCCTGTGCCAAATACAACCAGGTCAACATACATCTCATGGACTTCAGTTTCAAAGTTCGACATGGTAAAAGCACGCATCATTCTTTGTGATGAATCCTCTAACCACCTTTGTACTTCTTCGTCTCTGCCTAGCTCTTCATCTTTCATTGTCAAATGAAACCAAGGTGTAGCACCTGATGTCAGCATCCCATGCAAACTAGATGATAGCAAATCAACTGACTGTAAAGCCGTGCCATCAAAGATAAGTTCCATTCTCTTTTCGCCACGACTTCTTTTCTTAACTATGTCTGCTTTTCTTGGCAGCATATAGTCAGCTAACTCTTGGTAATGATTATTCCAGTTATCTCGCTGACCTTCAACGTGTTCAAATCTAGCAACTATATCTTTGACATTCATCATAGCTCTATCCTAATAAAGTTGGTGTACCACCTGTGCTGCTCATACTCGTAGATGTTTCGCCTAGCTGTCCAGCAACAATCGTACTACCACGACCTCTACGCTTTCTTCTTTCTGTTGCTTCAGCTTCCCCAGCTAACGCAGCAGCCTTTTCATAGTCTGCTTTAGCAGGTTCTTCTGGAACTGGTGGTGGTGGTGGAACCATAACCTTTGGTCTTAGAAATGACATTTCAATCTCCTATGTTACTGATCTTTTACTTGGTGGTCGTGTAACTACGCCATAGCCTTCCATAATTGTACCACCCTGCCCTGATCTTTTTCCTCTAGTGGCATACCTAGTTGTAATTGTTGGTGCTTCGTCTTCAACAACTTCAGGTGTAACCTCTGGTGTAACTTCAGGTTGCGTTGGTGCCCTATAATCTTCTTTAGTTGTGCCTGTTACAGTCTCTACAACTTCCCTAGTCAACTTCTTTACTGGTCTTTCTAAAGGCTCAACTATGTCTGCACCTACTTTTTCAACCACATTAACAGCTTTTTTTACAGGTCTTTCTAATGGTTCAACTAAAGCCTTTTCAGCTTTCTGAAGAGTCTTTTTTGTAGCTCTTGCAATTTTCTTTGGAGCACCACCCATATCACTTTCCTTTCACTGTATGCCACCCTAACTTCTCAGTTTCAGGTCTAAACCAAAAGGCTTTCTTATAGCCACTTCGCATAAACATCCTCTTCAAAACAAGGAATCCAATTCTTGTATAACCTTTTTTTGCAATAAAGTCTACTAACCAAACATCTTTGCCACCTCCCTTGTATCCATCAACAGGGAAATATTTGGTTCCAACATACTCATCAACCTGCTCATCACTGGGAAATCCCCATGTAGCAAACATCAATGGCTCGTGTAAATCGTCTCTCATAATCTTATACTGTCTTATCCCTAAAGGTTTTTCAATATAATTCTGTATCATCTCGTCATCCCAATCTCTATGATGCTCACTATACTGCACCATTTCTAGTGCATCTTCATAGTCTTGACCATACATCATAGCGTAAACGGATTGTACTCATTTACTGCCACCGACTGTGGTGGTCTTGTCATTACAGTACGATTCTCCAACCCAACAGCTAAATATCTAAAAGCATCAGCAGCGTGACTCGTAAAGTCATGTCTAGGCTGATCTCGGAATATCTTTTTCTTTTCATCCCATTCTTGCCTATACTGTCGCAACATTTCCAATCCTTCAGCACATTTGTCTCTATCAAAGTAGCATTTAGGTATCATCATTCTAGCAGCATTGATTCCATCAGCAATTTTCATTCTTGGTATCACCTTAAAGCGTATACCCAAACTAAAAGCCGTCTCTAATCTCGATTTCCCACTACCCAGTTCTCGAACTTCAATATCATGTGGAGCAAGATGATCTCCCCAGTGATAATCTTTCTTTCGCAATACTTCAGCGTAATGGTCCAAGCCAACGCCACTATTCTCATAATAGTCAATAACATTAACAGCACCCCCTCTATAAACCTGTGCAAACCAAATAGCCGTTGAATCATTAATACCTAAATCCCAAGCCGTATGAACTGGCAACGCAGGATCGTATGGAACCCTGGTAATCTTATTGTTATCATCAGCATCAGCTAATAACTTGCCATAATACGCACCAATTATAGCAGCCGTAAATGAACACTCATACTCTTGCTCATATTGCTCTGGTGTCATCTGTAACTTAGCAGCTTCCAGTTCCTCATCTTTCACCAGCTTCGTCTCACTAGCCTTGGCAATCTTCCAGTACCATTGGTCAGAGCCTTCTTCTTCCTGTTCTTTAGCCGATTGTAGTATTTCAAAAAAATGATTATGCCCAGCAGGTGTTCCCAAAAAGATGGCACTACCCTCTCTGTCGGATAGGGCTGGTCTTACAACCTCCCCCCATACCCTAGGATTCTGCATCCCATACTCATCAAAGACACACAAGTCTAAGTAAATACCTCTTAAAGCATCTGGATTCTCACCTGACAATAACATAATCCGACCATTGTTAGGAAAGTCTGCTCTTAGCTCAGTCTCATTAAAGGTTACGCCTGGTATCACACCAGCATAATACTTCACATAATCCCAGCTAATCCTCTTAGCTTGTGTAAACGTAGGAGCAACTAACGCAACTCTTGGTCTTGGTAATGGACAAGTAAGAACGTGTTTAATCATATGATTGACAGCAAACACAGTTTTACCAAATCGTCTGTGCATCACAAGCACATTCCACCTCTTTAGGTCTTTGTGCATCTCAGCCTGTAACGCTCTAGGCTTATATGGTATTTTAACTTGCATCCTCGGAACCAGTCTCCCAAACTATCTTTAGCGAACCATCACTGATCTCAACACCTGCTCGATTCTTAGATTCTCCGAATCTCTCTGGTAATATCTTCTGCACCTTCCAACGTACATGATGCCCATAGTCTCTCAATAGATTAGGATCGTAACTCTTACGACCATGCAACGCATCTCCGTACATATCCTCTAACTCTTCTAGTGCTTTCTCAGCAGCCTGTCTCTGTGCAGTCTTAACTTCAGCATCTAGCTCTGCGTTCTTGCTCATATGGCGATACAAAGTAGCACGACTCACCTTCGCATCTTGGCAAGCCTTGACTAGGCTGTGTCCGTCTGTAATGGATGCTATGATGTGCTCTTGTTTTGCTTTGCTTATCATGTGTGTGTGAAACTATCTATTAACATATATAAAAGTGAGCCGACCCCTTTGGGGTGTGCCGTCCTTTAAAATAGCCCCCCTTGCCTTATTAATTGCGTGTGATTGCGTGCTTTTATTTTTATTGCGTGCGTTCATTCTTTGCCGTGCGTGAATGTCTCAATGCTGTGTTTATAAAAATATATATACCTTGTATCTCTCCCTAATATTCTAAGCTAATCAATATTATTTTTTACCTTGTTATATATACGGCTTACAGATGCTATAAAAATAATTTATTTTTTTTTGCTTTTAGTACTTGACTATTAGAACAATGTTCTATATATGTATATCTATAAATAACTTTTAGCAAAGGTAAACAACATGAAATATATACAAACCATAATATTAACATTGGCTTGGTTATTATGCTTAATAATGATTGGCTTATCTGTAATTAACTTAAACTTATTATATGCTTTATTCTCTTTAGCATTTTTGTTTGTTCTTACTTATGAGCTTAATCAAAGCATGGAGAGCTTATAATGAAATATACAACATTCTTAATACTAACAATGTTACAGTTTATTATAACAATACCAGTTAGCTTCTATCTAATGACTATTGGCTTTACTGGTCTATTCTTTTCATTAACCATGATTAGTTCATTACTTCTAATCATAACTTTATATTATCCACTAATAACAATTAATAACTAAGCAAAGGCAACAAACATGAACAACGTACACATTTCAAAAATGACAGGCAAGCTTGACGGCTTCCAAGCTATCTCAACAAATACAATGACTAACCCATTTTGCATTAAACAAAATGCAAGTGGGAAAGCTGATAATATTTGTACTAAGTGTTACAGTCACACAATGCTTAAAAGCTATCGAAAGAATATGCAACCAAGCTTACAAAGAAACAGCGATTTATTAAGTGAAAAGGTTTTGGAACATAATCAGCTTCCAACAATACTAAATGCATTCTTTAGATTTAATGCACATGGAGAGCTTATAAACGAAACTCATTTAATAAACTTAGTAAACATAGCATTGCACAACCCTCATTGCAATTTTGCTTTATGGACTAAGAGAAACGATATTATTGCAAAATACTTCAAGTATAATGATAAACCTAAAAACTTAATACTTGTTTACAGTAATTCTAAGATATCAAACATAATGCAAAAGCTTCCAAAGTATTTTGATAAAACATTTAACAATGTTTTAGAGCATGAACACAAAGACAAGCAGAATTGCACAGGTCAACAATGCAAAAATTGCTTACTTTGCTATCAACATAATGGAATAACTACAATTGTTGAAAAGGTTAAGAAATATTAATTCTTATATCACTTATAGGCTAGGATCTTTCCTAGTCTATGAGAGCTATAAGAAGCTCATAACCTAGCAAAA